TCTCTTACAGTTACAACATTCGCAGCAGGATTTGCTACTACAAAATCCGCATGAGCATTAATAACAGTATATATATTATCTGCTGTAGTATTATTATTTGTTTCTGTTTTAAATTCATTTGATCCTGCCGTTCCTGTTGTAGAAGTAAAAGTAACAGTTGATCCATCTGACTTTGTAAATTTTAAAGTTTTTCCTGAAGCTATATTACCATAATCAGTGACAGTAATAGTACAACCTGATGAAGTTCCAGCAATTGTATGTCTATGCCATGCAGTAACATCTTGATCTCTATAATAAGTAAATCCAAGTAATATTCCATCATTTCTTCTTACCCATAAAACGTTATTAGGATAATTAGCAAAAGCACATTCTTCTAATAAGCCATAACCTAAGTGCTCTGATAATACCGTCATATCAGGAGTAGTAAAAGAATCATAATCAATATTATAAGCAAATTCTCTTAAACGTTTTTTATTCTTACCTATAAATAAAACTGATTTAGAAGCAGGAGATACTCTCTTATCTGCAGCACCATCATTTGTTTCATTAGTAACTTGAATTGTAGTAGGTGTTATTCCCTGAGTAGCAGAACCTGATGACATATTAAATGCACCATTCTTAGTAAATATTGCTAAAAACTTTCCGCCATAAAGACCTGTTATTTGATTTACTTGGTCAGAAACAATTGTAAACTGTAATGCATTATCATCAGCGACATCTCCATTTTTAGCTGTAGGAGAAAATTTATCAAAGTCAGCTGACATAGAGCTAAATACTGTACTGGGTTGCTGTGTTGTTCCTGCATAAAATAATCTTTCTTCAAAAAAAGTTATTTTAGTAGGATAATTACCAATATAAAAAGAACCTAATCTCCAATCTGCATTAGCAGAAGTAGCTGCAAAAGGCATATCAGCATTCACAGTTGCATTTACTACAGTTGCCGAAGTATAACCTGTTATTTTAGCAAATCCCCAATCACTTCCATTTTTTATTCTTATTAATCTTCCTACATCATTTGAAACAAAGACATTTGTAGAAGCTGTTACAGTAATAGAACCTGATGTCCCAGAAGGCGTCATTGTTGTAGCTGATGTATTTGTAGCATCATAAGGACCATCAAAGAAATCTACATCTGTTATTGTCCATGATGTATGACCAGTTCTAGATAGTTTTCTAGGTGGATGTGATTCATGTACAAGATATAAAATATCAGCTGATTGAACAAATTCTATTCCATCTATTTGAGCAGCAGTGTAAGTAGTTGATATTTCATAAGGAGTAGTACCTGAAGAGACTATTATGCCCTCATCTTTAAAAAATCTAATATAGTTATGGCCAAATTCTAATATATAAGCTTGTGCTTTAGAAAATACAAAAGGAATTAATCTAGCTCCTGAATTAGAACCAGTAGATGTTTTAATCTCTCTTATAAATTTAGTTCCTGATCTTTTTTGAAGACCACCATGCATTAATACTTGAAAATTATGAAGAGAAGAAGCACCATTGTAGTACTTCTCCATATCAATACGCCCATTTAATCTCGGACTAAGCTCTCCAGAGGTAAAGTTTGTAAGAATTGGTGATGATTCAGCCATGTCATTTTACGTCGTATATTTGTTCCATCTATAATCGCTTAAAGCAGACCCTGATGTTCTTGATTCTAACCAAAAATCTGAGATTAATCCATCAGGAGTTCCCTCAGTAGCATCTGCAGATCTTGCTTCAGATAGTTTTTGATAATATAAATTATTCATTGCGTCTAATGTTCTTAAATCTTGTAATAAAGGCATAACTAAATTACAAGCTAATTTTAATGCAAGAACTTCGACTAGTAATGCATCATAAGTACCTACATCAGTATTTTTAAATATATATGTACATTTATAAGTATCTTGATCAGTTAATAATTTATCCCCCTCTATTTTATATTCTACAGTATCGTCTTCAGGTTGGTGTATTCTTATGAAATCTGTTGGTAATTGAAATTGTTTTGTGAAGTAATATGCTGGTGTACTTCCTAATAATGATAATGAAGCTCTTTTAATACAGCAATTCCAAGGGTGTAATCTAAAAATTGCATCTCTAGTATCATCAAATAATTCATTTGAAAAACGTGCAGCTTTAGTATCTTCTGTTAATGAAGTTATAAATTCATTTCCTAATAAGCCTAAAGCTCTATTTACAATATTTATCTTTGTTGTCGCCATATTATTCCTTAGTAACCAAGGGGGCCGCAATAGCTAAACCCCCTTAGATCGAGTTATTAGTCTACTACATACATCATGTAGCCTACTAGATCGTCTCCACTTGCAATTGCCGTATCTTGAGAAGTAGCTCTAAGTACAACTCCACTTTGACTTTCGAAAAGATGAGTTCCACCTGTCGCAGTTGTGCCAGCACCAAAATTTTGGTAGCCAACAGTATCTACGTTCAAGCCATTTACAAGACCGTCAGGATCTGCAGTAACTGCAGTTCCGTCTGTGTTAGTATAAGCGTCCCATCCTAAATCTAATGTAGCTGAACCAGTAGTCCAATTTACATAAGCATTTGAAGATGATAACAGAACACGCACTTTGCCTGCTGGTAAAGAGCAAAGAGCAACAGATGATGTTGCGTCTCCAGCTCCGTCTTGATCACATGTAAAGTAAGCAATTCTTACTCTTCCATGGTAATCATGAACAGCATTTTGTACTACAGGAGTCGACGTAGCGTTTGTATACTCGGTACTTTTTTGAGTTGTTACAGCCATGTTATTCTCCTATTATTCTGCACACTTAATTTCTAACACTTTGCCCTCTTCCATTCGAGTTGCCCCGAAAGAAGCCGAACAATATACTTGGGTAGAGTTTCTTTTGTCTCGTCTTGGTCCAATATCAACATTGATATCAGCACCAACAGCCATAAGAAGACCACTCTTCGCATAAGCAATTACTCTTCTGTGAGAAGAAGAATCAGTCGCAACTCTTTCAGTTCTTACAAAGTTGAAGCCCATGAACGTACTAACTTCACCAGCAACTAAAGCTTTGATTGTATTAAAATCAGAGCTAGTTACTTCAGTAGTTTGTAACAGATCAGTGACTTGCTTAGAAGTTACGATAACGAATCTTGGATCTGAAGGATCAGTCTCATTCGCGTCCAATAATTGTTTCGCTTTTCTAAGTTTTGCTATTGTAAGGCCCGAGTTTGTCGCACCTCCTGACTCTACGTAATTTACAGCAATTTGGCTTGCTGCATCATGAGAAACTGAAGTTCCACCAGTTTTACCTGATTTCGCTGTTCCAAATGCTGCTTCGATGATAATATCATCCATTTTTCTGCCAAGTGCCCAAGCGGCGTTTTGTGCGTAAGGAGATGCCGGGTCGATAAGAAGTCTTATTCTATCAGTTCTGTCTATCATATCCGCCCAATCAAAATCTCTCAATGATATTTGTCTTCTATCATGAGGAGTTGAGATTAAGGGAGTGTCAGAATGTCTAGAAGTAACTTCTACCGCATCAACAGATCCTATACGATCGTAGTATTCGAACTCGCTGCTTTGAGATTCAATCCTTACAAAGGGTCTAAGTTTAGAACCTTTTTGTTGTAAAAGGTGCTCAACGTTAGCTCTGTACTGATTTACAAAAGCAGTAGTTATTTGAGTTGACATACGATTTTGCCTCCGTTAGTCATTGTTTTATTATTAATCGAAAACGCTACCCAAGTATAACCTTAGACATTTTCTCCCTTGTTTACGTCTGTGGGTACAGTCGACGGATGGACCTTTCGGCTACCCATCATCATCTACTATATAACTAGTAGATAAATTCGTACAATCTTTTTTTATCCTGGCGTAACCGGAGTTTCATCAGGGTACGCTAGTTTATATAAGCCGTCCATTTTAGCGACTGCTTCTCTATGCCCTGTGTGATCTCCAGATGTATACGCCGTCATAAAAGTCTGATCCCTATTATACCTAGCAATTTCTTGCTGGGCTTGTTGCGGAGTCATAACAAAAGATCTAGCTTGAGCAGCATCAGTTCCGCCCTCGGCTATACCTTCTCCAATCTTAGCAAATAGTTTAACAAACATCGGATTATTTCCATTACCCGTGCTGTGTAACCATTGTTTTAGACTGTCATCTCCATAGGAATCAACTGCTCTTTTAGCAAGATCGATTCTTTCATCATAAGCTTTACCGAACTCTTTTTTCAATCCTGTAACCCATTCAGCCGCTTTTTGGCCATCTGATTCACCTGATAGTTCAGCTTTCTTACCTATATATTCATGGTATCCATCATATATAGCTTTAGCTTGATTAGGAGTTAAACCTGCTTTATAAGATAAGTCTTTGAATTGTGTTTCAAATCCCTCATCATAATCCATTCCTTCTGGAAGGGAAGGTCTATCTCCAAATTGGTAACCGTCAGCTTTTTCAGGTCGTCCTAATTGGCTATGAAAGGAACTGATTTCTTCATCAGTAGCACCTTCTCCTGGTAAAGCTATTCTATTTTTACCTATTAGTTTTTGGCCATTTATATAACTTTTGGCCATGCTTCCAACATCTTTAATGTCAGATAGCGAAGGGTCATTTCGTATTTCGTCAGGAAGCCCAGATCTCCAATCTGCAGGTGCTTGCGCCTCTGCCGCTGGAGCGTCCGAGCTACCCGTTAATACGGACCCAGTTTGTTCTTGATCACTCATTTATTGCCTCCTGGTTGATCATGTTTTTAAAGTCCTCAGGTTTCTT